CCATGTTAGATCCAATATGAGTATCATCAAGTTCAAAACACAAAATCTCATCTCTAAAAATTTCAATTTGATCACGTATGTATGTTGATGCAGTATTTTTTATTTCTGTAGTCTCTGCACCTATCATATGACACACATTCATCATGATAAAAATTTTACCACCTGGTTTGGTCATTTGTAAGACTTGATTGATCCTGTTAGAAAATTGCGACAATGGAATAAAATGCAAAGCATTCATACTCATGATATTTTCAAATTTTTCTGTATTTTCCTTGACAAACGCATCATCTACAAACCCAACCTGGTCAGCATAAAAATTTAATGATTTTGAATCAATGCCGATTATGTTTGGAATATATTTTTTATATATGTTCCACCCACATCCAATATCATAAATTTTAGAGCTTGATGCTAATTGTAAAATATAGTAAAAAGGAACCATTGAAAATATTCTTTTGCCACGATATTCGCGCGGCGTCATTCCCATAAAGCCCAAAGTTGGTATATTAGTTTCCCAAGTCAACAAATCAAAATCTTGTTTTACGTTACGTGCCAAATCAGTTGATTCAAAGCTTTTTCGAAAATTTTCTAAGTTATATGCGTTTAAATTGTTCATACATTATATATGATAGATATGGTGGAGATGATAGGGATCGAACCTATTGTGACCGAAGTCGGAAGATTTACAGTCTCCTGCCATACCATTACGGCGGCATCTCCATGTCTGGTACTCGATAGCGGAGTCGAACCGCTCTTGCCTGGATGAAAACCAGATGTCCTAACCGATAGACGAATCGAGCAAAAAGAGGAGAGCCACGGTTGCAGGACCTAGTGTCTCGTTGCCGAGAGAAGTGTCCAGGCGATGTGGCTCTCAAAACTTGGCGGTCTGTGGGGGAATCGAACCCCCGTAAGTGGATAGACAATCCACAGTAATAACCTCTATACGAACAGACCAAAATCTACTATTTTAAAACATACTAAAGGAACCATTGTGCATCTATGTCTACCTATAGGACCGTCTCCTATAGACCTGCACGGTCATTACTGCCTACATGCTCCGCCGCTTTTCTGGACATTTCTGCCCGGTTTCATGGACCTAGCTTGAGCGTGGGCGGCCCCACAGTCCTCGCCTTAGATCCCTAACGGTGTAGGTAACCTTTAATACGTTTTAAAATAGCAACCCTTACGGGTTACCAAAAACAACAACTTTTTAAAGAACGTCTAGTTAATTTCCTAACTAGTCTCTAGTATAACACAATGGCTATATCTAGTCAATTTGTTTTGCAAAGTCCCTACACTGTGTAGGGTTATTTGCAGATCCAGCTAATTTCTTAACTTGTTTCTATTGTAGCAAAATGGCGTTTAATTGTCAACTTAGTACTTTAGTATACCCTACGCACTGTAGGGTTATTATTGGCGTACCTCCAAGGACTCGAACCTTGACTGACGGTTTTGGAGACCGCGGTGCTGCCATTACACCAGAGATACATTAAATTGGTAGCCTGTCAAGGTAACGATCCTTGGTCGCTCGATTATCAGTCGAGTGCTCTACCTTTGAGCTAACGGGCTATGATTGGCGGGTCCTGCAGGAATCGAACCCACACCGCTTGGTTCGAAGCCAAGCATGATATCCATTTCACCAAGGACCCTTAACTGGCGGTGCGACTCGGATTCGAACCGAGAACCCGGATTACGCCGAGCGACAGATTAGCAATCTGCTCTAATACCATTATAGGACCACACCGTTGTTTGGCGGAAGACGGAGGAGTCGAACCCCATCCCTGTTAAGAGAACCTGGTTTTCAAGGCCAGTCGCAGGACCGGTCCCGCTGCATCATCTTCCTAAAATGTGTTAAAGATTTTTAAAAACTTTTTTTATAATTGCACTGCGATCCAGTTTGGAACTGGCACCCAGCACAATGACTGCGTACTGTTGTTTGTTGTGTTCTACCAGCATGGCCACACACCATCCAGCAAGATTAGTAAATCCAGTCTTGCTCACGTCCACACGGGTAAACTCTGCCAACAGTGGACGGGATGTGTGAACCAGGTTCACAGAGCTGCCGCCTATTTTGTCAAGTTTTTTCAACAGCACAGTTGACTGCCCACTGGCTTCTTGTATAAACCAATAGTTGGCAGCAATCTGTACCATTTCTATTAGATCCCGTGCAGTGGACACATTGAACACACCCAGGCCTGACGGATCTACAAATTTAGTATTTCGAAGATTCCACATCCGGGCATGTCGATTCATTTCAGCTACAAAGGCAGATCGGCCTCCGGGGTAGTTCTGTGCAATGGTTTCGGCTGCTCCGTTGTCACTGCTGACCAGCATGGCCAGCAACAACTGTTCTCTGGTGTACCTGCCGGGCGGCAATCGACTGCCGGTGTTTTTTCTCAGCACCAACTGCTGTTGAAGATCTCTGTTGTGATCCAATGCAACCATGGCAGTCATCAACTTGGTCACACTGGCCATTGATCTGATTTGATCACTATTTTGACTCAGTTCCGTGCGCTGTGCATTGATGTTGTAGACCAACACTGTGGGCTCACGTGCGTGGGCCGTTGCATTGGATAAAACTGTACAAAAAAGTACTGCGGCAAATAATTTCATATCTTTATTTTGTAAAATTGGAACACAGGACAGGACTCAAACCTGCATGATACGGATTTGCAATCCGTTGCGTAATCATTCCGCCACCTGTGCATATACGTCGAACACACTGTTTCCAATGTGTGTATTAAAGCACTCTAAAATACTTAGGCTGCCTGTTCTTAAAGAATGCTTTAATACGAACTAATTTTTCCTCCCACACAAGGGATTCCATCCTAGTCGCCGCCCGTTCGTGCTTGTTTATAGTGTAGCACAGGACCTCGTTTCCTGTCAACACTTTAGGATTTATGTCCAAAGTTGATTCTTGACTCGCATGCGAGTTTCGAGTTCCAACCTAGCACGTTCCAACTTTTCCCGAATCAACTTTTCACGTTGTTCCGGTGTCAGTGTGTGCTCTGTTGTGTACTTTACTTCACGCATTCGTTGTTTTAAATCTAATTTCTTCATTTTTCCTTTTCTAAAAACAAAAAACCCTAGGGTTTTTAATCCTAGGGTCCTTGGAGTTTGTGTGTAAACTTTTATTTACGACATGGTCTCCTGGACCCTGGTACCCTCTGGTGTGCGATCATATGACATGCTATTGATTGCCGACCAAATAGAGGGCGCGAAGCCGGCCTGTTTGGCTAAACAATTTGATATAGAATGTAATACGTTTGTTTGCATTTTTGTTTCTTTAAATTTATATACACCTTTTTATTGGCGCATGTGTGTATTGTATAGGTTTATTTATACAAGGTCAACCACTTGGTTGTTCAAAATGCAAATTTTTTTCAAGATATTTGCCTTAATAAGTACACTATGCAACAAGCATTCAACGGAGTACACAGCGGCGAGATTTGGAATCAAAGCCAATGTCTAGTACACGAATACAACATCAATAACACAATATATCAAACACTACGCGATACCGGGTTTAGTGTAACTGACAATCCACGGATATGGAAAAAATCAAACCAAACAGTGATCGTTTGCCTGGTTGACGATATACGAAGTTGTAGTACAGACTATCACAGTGACTTGCCCTACTTGTTTGATGCCAATACCACAGTCATAACCGACAACTATATCACTTGTCCCACGCAGTACCATGTGATAAGATTGCCCGCTAGTTTCTTGGGAATCTATCACTATGTGCCCAGCAACCAAACATGGCAGCCAGAACGAGATTTTTCTTTTGCAGTAAATCGAATTGACCAACGCAGATTTATGCTGATGTTGGAAATCGGACTCAGAGTACATTTGCACAAAGGCCATGTAAATTTCAACTGTTATCGTCCAGGAAATTCCGTAGTGTCAGACCCTGCTCTTATTTCCACAACCCGGGCATTAGAACATTGGAATAACCATTGGAACCAGACCAGCAACGAAGACAAATCAAAATATCAAAAAAGTTATGAATTGCTAACAGCACAAATGCCTGTGCGCAATTATGAAATAGAACATGATGAAATTTTTAATCGGTCATATGTTAACATTGTGGCCGAAACCTACAGCAGTGACAACAACATATCACTGAGTGAAAAAATATTCAGAGCATTGGTAACACCTGCTCCGTGGACCGTATCGTCGGGTCGATACACAGTGGCCTATTTAACTAGCTTGGGATTTGATACTGTGTCAGATCTAATAGACCACAACCATTACGATAGACTAATAGAAGTGCAAGAGAAGCAACGCATATTTGTATGGAAAAGCCTTGAAACTATTAAATCATTGAAGTCTCAAGATCTAACTCTGCTACAAGACAGATGTCAACGTGCTGCCACACACAATCAAACTGTATTGGCCGCAATGGCTGCTCGGTGGCCCAATGATTTTGCTCAGTGGATCAGCATACTTACACAAACGCTAACCAATCCACAGGCGATCGAACCCATTCAGTGTCAAATTTAAAATTCTTAACTTGACCGTCAAGATAATTTTGCATCATTGTCAATCTAAGATCAATGTTATGTAGATGATGTGTAGTGCTGTGATCGCCAATTTCCAGCCAATCAAGTCCATGGTCGGCACCAGGCTGGGAAGGTGTAACTAATATTGTTGTATGGTTAGTATCAAACTTGATCAATCTTATCAAGTCTTGATCGTTGTTAATTTGCTGCCAAGTGTTGTATTGTACAGCGTTCGATGCTGTGCATGTTATAACAACACTGACTGTGGATATTTTGGGATTTAGTTGCAGTGTCATCAGTCGTGTGTCGCCACAATCAACTATGTACTGTTCATGTTGTTGGTGTATCAACAAGGGCTTTCGTATGGGCTCTTTGTGTAAATTTTGATAAAAATAGTTGACCCGCAGTAATTTTGCAATTTCGTTTTGCAGTCCTGCTGGCCAAGACAACAAATCAGTGCCATACAAATCTAATGCTTGATTTACCACAGAACAAGATCCTTCGAGTGTCTGTACCGGAGTTAGTTGTGCAATGGGAAATGCTGGATGGTAAAACATGCAGTATGTTGACCCAAGTGCTGTTTTTATTATATCTGTCATATTGGTATTTACTTGTAAATATAAACAATGATTGAAATACACGGTCCTACTTACACCTACTCTGGCGAGATTCTGTCCAGCCCCGAAATTATTTTGGTTCGTGACCACCACTATAATCCCGACGAACATTGTTATCATGTGGAAAAATTATTGGAAAACAGTTCATGTGATCCGCAACAGCATCTGTTGGTATTTGATCACGTCAATATGCAAGAAGGATTAACCCAATATCCGCATGTTTGTTTACCTATGTTTTTGGCCCGAGAAAATAAAGAATTTATACATCAAGACATACAACCAGATTGGAGTTGTAAAACAACTACATTCAACTTTATGATCAACAAACCCAGACCCAACAGACGTCGATTGTTGGCATTAATCGAACAACATAAATTAACCAATTATTGTCATTCTCTTGCGTGGAAAACAAATGACATTAATACCATACCTGTAACCAACTATGTCTTTGGCCCCGAAGTTGCAATGGATCAAGGAGTTCGTAACGGTTCATTTAAAAATGCACACACCTATAATAAATTGTTGCAGAAAACAGTGTTTGAGCCTGCTTGTGTTTCTTTGATAACTGAACCTGCGTATTATGAAAAAGAAACTATAGTAACAGAAAAGACGTTGATGGCATTGTATGCAGGAACTATTCCAATTTGGGTTGGCGGTTGGCGCATAGCAGATTATATGGCCAGCATGGGATTTGATGTGTTTAATGACATTGTTGATCATAGTTACCAAAGCGAACCAGATCCTGAACTGCGATGCAACTATGCTGTAGAACGCAATCTTGAACTGTTGACAAATTTTGATCTAGCTTTTGTCAGCATTGAGTTAACACGCCTACAGCACAATTATGATCTGTTACAACAAAATGTTTTTTTAAAAGATGTGCTAGAAAAAACTCAACGATCAGAGTTACAGTCAATAGTTGCGCAGGAACTTTTCTAGATCACCATACAGTTGTGACATGACTGCTTCGCGACTACCAAACATATAAACACTGGTTGGTATGCGTTTGTCAATTCTAATATAATACGGACTTTGCAGTTTGCGATCAAGAGTTAACACAATGCGTCGATTGCCCGGGGTTGGTTTGATCTCTAGTTCATAATGTGCTAAATCTAACACACGACTGAACACATAAAATCCATGTTCGGTAAGACGCAGGCCACCGGTCTTACGAATGTTTGCCCACCAAGTCTTGACAGCAACTTCAACGGGCTCGGCAAATTCTTCTGGCAGATTGGCCACCAGTGCTTGGGTTAATTTTAGTTTATCACGCACCACTGGGCTGAACTGTGTCGCCCTGGGTCAACAATACCACAGTGAACTTGTCGGTCTTGAACTGTGCGTTTAGTTTCTTTGAAAGATTGTGTGCATGGCCGGGATTGGAGAAACTGACTTTCTTGTACTTGGGCCCAGGGTGTTGCACCAACATGTTGCTGGTTTTGAGATTAATAGGAGAGTTGTTGTAGAACACAGCCCACACCCCTGCTGACGATAAAACCTGTTCAGTTTTGTACGTGGTTTTATTTGTCAGTTCTAGAATAACTTTGGGTTTTGGTCTTGACATTCATTAAACTCCTACATTTATTTATGACAAATATAGGGACTTTTTAAAATGCTCCACCCTTCATTTCCACTGTAATTTCGCTTTCTTGTGCGGCATTTACAGCAGATTCTCTTGCGGCCTGTAGTGCGATCAACAGCCTTGTGAGGTCAGCATGGAGATCCTTGGCATCTTTGATGGGCATGGTAAAGTCTCTGGCACCACGTGCTTCAAATCCTTGAAGACGTTCGATAAATCGTTGAATGTGTATCATCTTGTCAAGTATCCTTTTAAGTCTGGCGGAGTCCATCCCTGAGGCTTGAGCACTTTGCCATCTTCGCGTTTACGCACCCGGCCTGTTTCGCGATCAACCTTGGCAAAGTTGGTTGCCATAACTTCTTTCCATGCACCTTCGCCATCAAAGCCTGCTGAATGAATGGCTCCAATTGTAACAACCAAGATGTCAATCAGTGCATCCAGTTGTTCAGTCAAGTCGTTGGCTTCGACGGCTTCTCGAAGTTCTCGATGCTCTTCGTCTATTAGATTCAAATACATCTTATATTGTGAAATAGAGTAGGCATCGACCTTTTGGTCACAGGCCTTCATGAACTTTTCTTGATCTCGGAATGGATTTGTCATAGTGTCACTTGTTCTTTGTTCTTAAATGGGCCTTGGTAAGGATAGCGTTGTAGTGCAATCAGTTTGGGATCCTGAATGATCTTCCAATTTCGTCCACGCTTGATAGAATACCATCCTGCGGCAAACCAACTTTTGCTTTTGGCAGTCTTGGTGTAGATTGGCAAGTGATGCACCACGTCCCACACAGGATTATAACAACGACCTGCTACCGGATATCCGTGTACAGAGGTATTGTCAGGTTTGGATGTTGTTTGTTCTTTGGCAAATACAATGTTTGATTCTTTGGCCGCAAGTTTGATTGTTTTAAATTGCTTGACTTGATTGTTGATACGAACTTGATATCCGCCATTCCATGCTTCGATGTTGCCAACTTTGCGATCATCTTCTTGTAAGATCCAAAACTGTTTGTCTGCTACGACTTTAGCTACTAACATTTAAAACTCCTTTATATGTTTCATTCAACCAACGGCCAAACCCTTCGGCGTTTTCACTACATCGTACTAGATCATACTTGCCGCAAAATTGCATAAACCTTACGCCCACCTGTCCGATATCCTTGTGCGAGATCTGTTCAATGATAGCAAGATCCACTGTGTCTTTTACTGCCTGTGGTTGATGTGTAAGATCAATCAACTGACGATTGCGTTCATAGTCATCCAACACACGATGTTCTTCACCGTTATGGTCTGTCCATCTTTGCAACATCATGTTGTTCCAGTTGTAGCCTTTGGTTGTACGGTCTGCAAATGCTTCTTGTAGACCCACCTTGTTCTTGGTGCCTTTTGTTCGCACACCAGGAAATGCAGAGAACACATTGTCGCTGGTATCGCCACGCATACATTTTTCGAACAACAACCATGCAGGATCAGGAATCTGTTTGGGTTCCTTGGTCTTCTTATCAACTACAGGTCTACCTTTGGCATCATAAATGCCTTCTGTGGTGATAAGTTCGTCTGTGATACCATTGTATTGTTTTACGTTTGCGGCCAGCAACTGCACAAAATCTGTGTCGCTACTGATCACAATGTGTTCGTCTTGGGGATGTAGGGTAATCCAACGGGCAATAATGTCATCGCCCTCTGCAGTGGGACATCGAATCACACTGCAATTGGTTCTTTCTGACAAGTATTTAGTCAAATTATCATACGTTTCCCAGAACATTTTATCTTCTTCTGCTTCTGTTTCTGTAAGAGCGGCACGGGCTACAGCACGGTTTGCTTTGTAGGGTTTGTAGTGATCTTTGCGCCAGCTACGTCCCTCCAGTGCAAAAACAACATGGTCTGCTTCAAAACGTTTAACAACCTTGTTAGCACTCATCAGCGTTGTGTGCAGTGCTACCCCAACTTTTTCCCATGGATCTGACGCACGAAATGCAGTGTGCCTTGCACGAAAAAACATATTAGCTGTGTCAATTAACACATAACGCATAGAGAACCTTAGACTTTGTTGTGGGTATTGATATATTGTAACATAAAACGATTCCAAAAGCTATGGCCATCCTTGCCAAAATGCCATGAATTGGGTGCAACTGTTTCTATTCCTGCGGCTCTGATTCGAGCATTATATGTGCCTTCTGAGTTATACGGGTCAATGTAACTGTTGCCCCATTTTTTTGGTTTCTTAATACTACTAAAATCATTATTACCATTGAAGAAGATATGATTAACACCCAGTTTGTTTAGTTCGGTATGTAACTTCCAAATTTCATCGTGTGCTTGTTGAGTTTTTTGTTTCCAATCTACACTGACTACAAACTCTTTGTAGCGTTGTTTATGCTTGTCGGGAACATCATCCTGGCCACTGGCACCAATTTGGTAATATACTCCGTCAATCAACCATTCTTCTCGTTCCCAGGTGCTCCACTGTATTACCATCAGCACTTCTTCAACATGATGTATTTTTTTTAACCAATCTCTGGTTGTGCGTAAAATTCTAGTGTTACTGCTGGCACTTTCAGCATCACAGTGAAAACTGGCTCGTAGTGCATCGCTTAACCGCCTGCCCCAACTCACTGCTAAATTTTCTGGATGCGGAGCACGACCCATGTAAAACAACTGTCCATCGTCCATGGCAAATGCATGCGGATTAACTGCTTCGGCAGCCGCAGTGTGGCTATCACCGTTTACATAAAGAATCATACAATGTTGTGTTTTGTAATATGGTCATGCATGACATTTGCCCATTGAGTGTGAGCCGCACTTTCGTAGTGTTGCCATCCTGGAGTTATTTCTTTATAACCTTGGCGCTGGCACCATTCAGTGTAGATTAATTCTTTAGAGTAAGGTGTTAAAAATGCATTGTTCCAGTCAAGTTGGTTTACTTCACTTGGCAAAATAAACTCATCAAACGCATTGAAAAACAAATGCGGAATTTTTTTGTACTCTAACAACTTGTGTATGTTAAAAATTTTATTGTGCCAATAAGCACCTTGTACCAACCGCCAGTAACCATCAGGTTGCACATTTTCAACATAATGTTTGTATCGATCTTTATATTCCTCAGGAACAGGAATACCTACTCCAATTTGGTTTATTTCCCAAAATCGTCCCTTGCCCCACTCGTCAACTAAAAACCATTGTACGCGATTAAACTGTGTCCATCCAACCACTACTAGATCAGGTTTTGGACTGCTGGGATTGTTTAAAAAATCCAGTGTTTGTTCGTAAATTAAATCATTACTTGCACCCGGGGTTGCATCGTTGATAAATTTTGTTTTGTATTGCCCGTTGAATCTTTCGGCTAACTTAGGTGCCATTCCGTGAGTAGACTCCGGCAACTCTGTACCTGCTACGTTACTATCACCGTTGAAATATATCAGCATTATGACACTTCGGATCGGCCATCCCCTATGTCGCGACTTTTCACCACACGATTGGGATTGTTTGCCATTTCTTGTTCCCATGTTTCCATCACAACATGACGACAAACATTCTGGAACCAACGATCAACAATGTCTGAATCTTTGTCGTCGGGTTTGCCTTGATATCCAGCACGAATCAAATTGGCAACAAACTTGTCGTTCCAGTCCAGTTCAAATGCACCTTGATGCATGTTCTCGGGATCCACTTGCATGCTGAGAATTGCCACATAGGGCTCGCCTTTTTCTGTGGCAATTTCTTTTTCAGTTTTTACTGGTACCTTGGGCTTGGGATCAGCCTTGGGTTTAGGTTCAGGTTTCTTTTTAAATCTATCAAAAAATCCCATATAGTTTCCTTAGAATAAATCCACAGTTTCCCAAGGCAAATAGTTTTTGCCAAAGTGTCCGTAGTTGGTTGTGCTACTGTAGATAGGACGGAAGAGATCAAATCGTTCAATAATGCCTAGAGGTGTTAGATCAACGTTGTCTTGCACCCACTTGGTCAATTCACGACTTTGTGGTTTGTGGTCTGTTTCGACGTAAAAGCTCATGGGCTGTGCCATGCCAATAGCATAACTGATCTGTACAGTTGCCCAATCTGCTCGACCACTGGCCACAATGTTCTTGGCAATCCAACGTGTCAAGTAGGCAGCACTTCGATCAACCTTAGTGGGATCTTTTCCTGAGAAAGCCCCGCCACCATGAGGACTATACCCGCCGTATGTATCCACAATAATCTTGCGACCAGTAAGCCCAGTGTCACCATCAGGACCACCAACGACAAATCTACCAGTGGGGTTAATATAAAATTCGGTTTGATTATCAACATAATTTTTAGGAAGAATATTACGGATAATTGATTCTACTTTGTTGCGGAGTAACGCTGTTTCAATATCATCGCTATGTTGCGTAGAACAAACAACTTTAGCAACACGTTTGGGTGTGCCAGCATCATTGTACTCAAATGTCACTTGGCTCTTGGCATCTGGGCCTAGCCATTCAATGCCCAGTTCCTTGCGTTGTCGTGCAAGTTCTTCCACAATACGATGGCTCCAATAAATGGCACTGGGCATGTGTGTATCGGTTTCGTTACAAGCATATCCAAACATCAGTCCTTGATCGCCTGCACCGAATGTATCTGTGCCCAGTGCAATGTCTGCACTTTGACCATGTAACAAATTGGTGATCTCAACAGTGCGCCAATCAAACCCAGACTGTTCATACCCAACGTCTTTGATAACTCTGCGTACTGCTGATTCAACTTCTTCGGCATGTAAGATGCCTTTGTATTCGCCAGCAACCACAACACGATTGGTAGTCACTAGTGTTTCACAAGCACAGCGTAGTGCAGGATTTTCCTTGGACATTACCAAGTCCAGAACAGCATCGCTAATAGCATCTGCAATTTTATCCGGATGTCCTTCGGATACACTTTCACTTGTAAATAGATAACTCATTAATTTCCTTTTATTTTCCCCATCCGTTACCCCACAGATCAACGTGCAATCTTGGAGTATAGTAGTATCCACGCACAAGTGCCCAGTCTGCAACATTCACACGGTTCTCTGCATATGGAGCAACAACACCACCTTGTGGCATAACATATACCACGCCTTCAAATCCTGCGGCACGATAAGCGGCCACAGCACGATCTACTTCTTCAAAGTGTACTTCGCTGTCAATCACAAACTTAAGATACACAGTACCAAAGTTTTGATAGTCTGCCACAATCTCGGGTTTAATTGCCTCTGCCCATGCTTCTCCGCTGGCACTGAGTTTGGGACTTACAGAGAATGTAAGTTCATTGTGTCCTGCCAGCCATGTGTTAAGATATTCTCTAAACTTGGGCTGTAACTTTTGAGTACCATTGGTCTCAAATGTAACATTCTTAATGCCACGCATATCGTCATGATCAAACAAGTCTTGATATGTACGTTGCCATCCCAGCAATGGCTCACCGCCTGTGATCACAAGATGTGTGTCATTGCCTGTGCGATTGGTCCAACGACGGTCAGGAATCAAGTCTAGCATTTTGTTTACTAGTTCATCAATCTCATATGTAGGGCTAAGTTCTTTGAAGTCTGGATGCCAACTTGCATAACTGTCGCAACCGGTGTTCACAAGCGGCAGTTCTTCAAATGTTTTATACAAGTGTACACTCTTGGCAACTTCATCTGCTTCTGTGCTTTTCTCCCCAGGCCGGCACCCGAAACCTGCACAGGTAAAGTTACAGCCAAATGTGCGTAAAAACACACTGGGTACACCAATAAAGCGACCTTCGCCTTGTGCCGAATAGAATAGTTCTGATACTTTTAATTTCATATGCTATTATATACTAATCAGTTAAGACTTGTCAACTAAATTTTTAATAATTCGTTTGACACCTTGCTCGAATGACATTGGTTTATAATCGGACATGACCGATCTCAGTTTGTCAATGTTGGGTCTACGTGTTGCAGTACTGCCGGCCTTGCCAGGAGAGGAAGTCCACTCAGGGTCAGTGTGACCCAGTTCTTCGGCAATGACTTTTACTGCATCCCGAATGGTAATTTCTCTATCATTGCCTATGTTGAACAATTCACGTGTTTGTGTTTTGGCGCAGAATATGCTGGCTCGAACAGCATCTTCTACATGACAAAAACTGCGTGTTTCTTCCGGGCCAACAACTTCAAATATACCATTTTGAATCTTGGCAATTTGATCTGCCAAGAAATGACCAGCCTTGCTGTTGTCACCATACACATTAAAGTACCGTATCATTACATAGGGCAACGGTGAGTTGGTCAAGTAGTTTTCTGCACAGATCTTGGGCAAACGATAACTCCATCTAGCATTGTGAATATTGTTGATCGTGATATCTGTATGCTCAGCCACAGGACTAACCGGATCGTCACTTACTACTTCACTGGAACTAGCGTACACTAGTTTTTTTAACTGTTTATTCATGCCGGCAAATTCAAATACATTGAAGTCGCCGACCATGTTGTTCCATAACACTTGGTTGGGACGCTCGTAAAAGTTCTTGGTTCCGTTGATTGCACCATAGTGATAGATGTAATCAAAGTCCACAGGCAAGTCTGCGTAGGCCACATCGCCTGCAGTCAAGTCCACATCGATAAACTTGTCACAGGGCGGTATGGTTGAGCTACGACTATGGTTGTCCATGGCCCATACTACATTTTTTTTATCGTGTTTGAGTTGGCGGCAGATTTCTGTGCCCAACAAGCCGCTGGCACCGGTTACTAATATTTTCATTTGATAAATTTCTCGTTGTCGTCAATTACACTTTGAATCAGTTTGAAGTCAAGACCCAGTTTCTTGATCAAGTTATTCCACGCACTGGTGTCTTTGGGCAAGCAATGGCCTCCGTAACCACGTGTGTTTTTATTGGCCATCAAGTATGCAGGATTGATACAGTCACGTTGCGTGATGGCATTGTACACATTCATGTAGTTGGCGTCTAGTTTTTGACAAACTTCATAAGTGACGTTGGCAAAGGTCACCTGCATGGCATGGTGTACGTTGTTAAAATACTTGACAATTTCTGCTTCTGTAGGTTTAACGCAGGCCACATGCTTGGGATAGAAACCGTGAATCTTTTTAATCAACTCAAAGTCTTCTTCACGATAGCTGCCAATGATCAACAGATCATGATTGTGAATAAAGTCTGCCAGTGCAGTCTTGGCACGTAGGAACTCTGGCACACTACAGATTTTCATACGTGGATACTCTGCACTGAGCCGTTCGCTTGTGCCCGGTACCACTGTGCTTTTAACTGCAATCAATCCTCGGTAGTTTAGTCCATCAAGGTCTTTGATTACATTTTCTACAATGCTGGTGTCACAGTCTCCGTTCGGTGCTTGATTGGTTGGCACACTGACAAAAACACAATCAGCGTCTATAACGTCCATGATAGATGATCCTTCGTATGCAGGATCAAAGAAGCACATGTTATGGCCCAGATACTCTAGTCCTTCGTACACTGCTTTGCCAACAGTACCTTTTCCAATTACACCCACGTTCATTTGTCATCTCCTGGAATGATTGAATCTACTCTGTACGTGTCAGTTTCGTAGTCTTCTCCGCCACGTGGACCTTCGGCAAAGGCAATAAATGTACAGCCATCCACTGTGGTTTTCATGGCATGAATCTCATTGGGTGGGCTGATAATAAAGTCACCTTTTCTAGCCAAGAATTCTGTAGGTGTTACGTCACTGTCTACGGGTTTGCTGTAGTACACCATACTGCCTGTGAGCACATAGGTATATTGAGTAGTGTGTTTGTGATAGTGATTACCACGTACTGCACCGGCTGTGTTGGTAATCAAGCAAGCGTGATTGATACCGGCCTTGTAAAAGATATCTGTAATTGTGCCACGGTCGTCGCTGAACGTTCCTAGCCCTGTTTCGTTGTTGTTGTAAATGTTGTATTGTTTCATTGTGATATAAACCTTGTGTTGGGATTGATGCGTAATAATGCTTGCTTAAGACCTTCGCCAATGTTCCAACTTAAAATTAGAGCGTATGGATTGGGATACTTTGCAAATTCATTATCATCTAAGATTGGTATACGGCTAAGAGGAGTATACTTACCTTGCTTGTGTTCACTAGCATCGGTAATACAATGCAGGTGTGTTTTATTTAGGCCATGCCACGCAAGCCATGTATTTGCTTTGGCGGCAGCACCCACGCCAATGATCACAGCGTCAGGTTCGTCTTGTAGTATTTGATAAAATTTAGCCAACCATGTGTTGCGTTGTTGTTCAAACTTCTTTTGAAGGCCCACGTAAAAGCCTGGATCAAATAGGCCAGCAGTGGTTTCTGTGTGGATAGCATTCGACACCTTTTCCGGCACTCCTGCACCTGTGCTTTTTCTTGCTACCACACGCAAACTACCACCATGATAATCAACCACATCAAAGTCCGCAATTTCTAATCCAGCCTCTGCCAACAAGTTGTGCAGGCTCTTGATAGTAAAGTAACTGATGTGTTCATGATACACCATGTCAGTGAAGCGTCCGCTACGAACCATTTCCAGCCAGTATGGAACTTCAAACACAAATACACCATCCGTGTCTAGTAGAAAACTTACACCATGTGCAAACTCTGTAGGATCGTTAGCATGATTGAATACATTGTTGGCAATGACAACTGAGGCACGACCATGTTTGGGAACAAGATCATAAGCAACATTGGGATGAAATAATGCCTGTACTGCATCAACTCCTTGTGATTTGGCCAACTCACACATTGCACTGCTGGAATCAATGCCCAACGTGGCGGTTGATTCATTGTTGAATTGTCGGATCAAGTATGCATCGTTGCTGCCAATTTCCACCACAAGACCCGCAGTGTTGTATTTTGATTTGATAGTTGTGGCAAACTCGTCCCAGTGATCTCTTGCTGTCTTTGAGTTGCTGGATGTGTAACTGTAACTGTACAAGTTGTATCTTGCTTCGGCATTGCTGACATACCCCAATTGCAACATGCCTGAGTTGGGATTCAAATGTACTTGCAATGGAAACACTGGCTCACTTAGATTCAACTGATCCCGGGACACAAACGTGTCTGCGTAGGCGTGTTGTCCAAAGTCCAATACCTTGGTCACTGATTCTGTAGTGATTAAACATGTGTCCAACTGTCTGCTGTGTGTTATGTCTGTTGTCATTTTGGAAGTTTAAATTGTGTTGTTTGATTGTTTGGATCGTTGGCCTTCATAAGTGCCCATGGATCAATTTTTCCTGCGGCTGCCGCATCCCAGTGGGCGGTGTCGATATTTTTAGATCGCATATACGCAGCCAGTTTACCAACATCCACAAGCCGATTGTGTGTGACGTACTTGTTATGGAAGTCTTCGGGATTTTTTGGATTGCCTTCAAAGTACTTTTTCTTTTTGGCATTTTCATCTGCATTATTACCAGTTAAATCATGACGGTCGTGTGTGACATCTACTTCAATGATTTTCATTATGTCCAGCAGATAAGCCATTTGACTAACTTCAGCATCAATCAATTGATGCTTGCTAAGATAACCTGTTAGCTCTGGCCACTCTGCTGGTATAATGGGAAATATACTGTATGGATGTTCATTGTGAGTGTGTACTTTTAACAACTTGAACTCTCCAGTGCATTCTATAATACGTTGGTCCCATGCTTGTGTTGACATGATGGCATCGTCGCACCAAACAAACAACCAATCAGCATTGGCATGTGTGGCAAGTGTATTAAAATAACGATTGAGTGCTCCGTAACCTAACGGTTCAAACTCCAGTGCAGTATACGTTACATCTCGTTGGTCTAGTACGGGTTGAATCGCATTGACAAAATGTTCACACCCAATTTCATCGTTGCTGTCAATGCCAAACACAAATTGTATTTGACTCAAGTCGTGGGCATTATCCAGCAGACTAAACACACTGCGGCTCAGTGCATCTGTGCGTTTGTGCGTGGGAAGTAGTACGGCTATTTTAAATTCACGATTTGTCATGGGGAGTTATTGTGATTTGTTCTATCTTGTATTTAATAGCAGTTGCAATGGCCTCAGCAATATCTGCAGGTGTCAGTGCAGGACCTTTGGCATAGAGTTTTTCAATTTCATCTGGGGTTTTTGCACCTTGATAATTTTGTTTTAACATATTGCTACGTATTTTACCAGGCCTGATTTCTGTAAAGAGCACGTTGGGATACTGTTTCTTCACTGTATTCATACTGTAATGCAATGCGGCCTTGGCGGCAGTGTAGAATATGTTATACACAATAGGATCATCAATGTTACTGCTGGTGATATAAATGAAATGTCCGGTGGCACGTTGCTGAACATATTGCTTGGCCAACAGCAATGCGCCTGTGAAGTTTACATCAACTTGATTTTGCTGATTTTGCCAGGTGTTATCTTGCCAGCCCCGGAACGCACCTACATTAGCACCGGCACAGTTAATAACAATGTCGTATGGAGATAGATCCAATTGATCTATTGCTTCAAAATTGGATAAATCTAGTTCGTTCCTTGTTGGCGCTGTAATTGTGTGTTGGCCAAACAGTTTGACACATGCTTGACCGACACCAGAACTACCGCCGGTGATGAATATGTTCACGCAAACAGATCCTCATTCCATTCACGATGACCTTCACGGAAAGCCATGTTAGCTTGTGTCTCACGTACTTCTACTCGATAGCACCACAAACGAGCTGCCTCTCCTGGACCCCACATTTCGGGAATGTACACTCCATTCACATACTTGTACAACATGTCACTGAGTCCTTCGCAGCCTAGGCGAGGTAATACTACAACCTTGGCCATTTTCTTTTCCACTAACAAGTTGTATGTGGCCATTTCTGGATCATCCGCTGCCACAATTAGTGTATGATCAAATTGGTCTTCTAATGTCTTTTTAAGTTCTTTAAGTCCACCGTAATCAGCGGCCCAGTTGCGAACATCCAGTTCATTGGTACCAAAGTAAAATTTCATACTGAATGAATATCCATGTATCAAATTACAATGACTGTCTGCCCTCCACTGTCTATACGCACATGGAAATGCGTCGTGATACTCTTTAGTACTTGTATATTTGTAAACTACGGGATTTAATGTTGTCATGCTGTTTCTCCTATGTTATTGTAGCATAGGCAGCAGAGTTTGTAAAGCGGGAATGATGCCGAAGACCGCTGTAAAGAAATATTTATCGTATCACACATCGGGATGCGTATAACTGCCTGTGCGATAGTTGCCTTGGCCGGGAATGGTATTCCTAACACCGCCAATGGGATCCTCTACGTCGCCAGTTCTTCGTGGAATCAAGTGTACGTGTGGCCAAGGCACTGTCTGCCCGGCTGCCGCACCATAGTTTAATCCAATGTTAAATCCATCCCAGGCACCCAATTCGACCTGCGATTGCCCGTGATAGATTGCATCTTGCACAGCATCCATCAGCACACCCACTGTGTTGTATTTAGGTACAAACAACAGGTGTCCTGGGGTCACAGGATAGATATCCTCGAACACTTGTACATGAAAATCTTCACGTACCAATTCAGTCCAAGGCGCATGTTGTTTGTTAATTTCCTGCGGCAACCCAGGAACGATTTCTTTTGTGTGTGGTAAAGTCATAATTGATCCTTTTATTTGACAGTGGTGTAACCCCAAGGCTTACTAAAATATTCCGACAGTTGAATCTGTGCAGATTCGTTGTTTAACAAATCAAATCCGTGATACTGAGCGTAATAAAAGTCCCAGCCAACACTGTGTTTGGGATTTTGTATCCATTCGGCCCGACTCCATGGCATATACTCGGACCATTGTACCCCAGAAACTCTGCTGTTAAATTTGGATCCCAACAGTTCAAACACCGCCGCAATTTTGGTTCGTTGCAGTGCATAGTCGAGCGGTTGGTTAACCCAAGGTACAACACTGGGATCTACGTCTTTGCCAGTTGCACCAATGTGGATGGTGTCTAATAGAATTGGTTTTTGATACAGGGTAGCAATGCGCTGAATGTCAACAATCAAATTAAATATCACAGTGTCGTTGATTACACTGGCCAATGTGGTGCCACTGGACTTGGTCACTTGTGTGCCAACATGCACTGCAACAAGATCTACTCGATTCCATACCTGGGTAGTACAGCGATCGCAGGATTCATAAATCAATTTGCCTGTGTACACAGTTTTGATCTGAGCAATAACGTTGTCCCAGTCGGCCATGTAAGGGGTTGTATCAAGCCCGAGGTTCATGGTTCCGATATAAAACCCGTCCACTTTGTATTTCTCTGCTTCTGTGGCCAATACTCGTTGATACGAGACTAAAGTGTTAAAGAAATTTGCGGTAGAGAATGTAGGTGGCAATGCAAATGTTGAACCGGTACAGCCAGGACAGATATTTACATCATTGATGTGATTGACTGGAATTGCTTTGATAAACACACGGAGTCCTCGGTCTTTGGAGTACTTGACCAGTCGCCAAAAATCTTTAGGTATGTTCTTATCACGGTTGTAGGCAATTGGGCTTGAGTCATACAATTCTAAATGTCCAGTTTTGACATCAATGGGAATATTGGTCTGAAAAACAATTGTATCAAATCCAACACAATCAATCTTATCAATAACCTGAGACACAGCATCGTATCCTACTACCAATTTACCGTCCGCGGTATAGTCAATTTGTTCGAATCGCATGTCCACGATTGCACTGCGGTATTTGTCAGAGCTTATTGCAGGCTTTACTATGCAATTAGTAAGAGCCGAAACTGTGTGTGTAGTAGGGGCAGGTGTGGACGCAACTGCTATAGTAGTTTCTATTGCAGTGGCACCAGGCCCGGTTATCGGAGTTCCAGCCCCACCTCCGCCACCACACCCAGTTAGGAATAAAACCAGCCCAATTGTGCTAATAATAAAACGCATAATACTTTCACCAAGAGTTGTTTAATGTACACGTATTATAACAAATTAAGAATTATTGGTCAACTAGCCATTTTTGATAAACTTGGTGCAATTCTTCCCAATTTAAGATTAATTCTTTGTAATTTCTTGGATTTTTAATACTTTGGTGTGTGTATTCGGAATTTACTATGTAATCAATGCCCAGTTGGTCGGCCACATACTTTTCTGGAACAGCGGCACCCACTAAACTATTGTAGTCGATGCGGATCACACTGTTGTACCTTGACATAACTTCTGAATCGACCAACTGATATGTAATATGCAACCCATGTAATAAATTTGTAAAGTCGTCAGGATCCACATTGAATGGAGCCACTGGGGTATCTGTATAGACAAAAAATTCATCTGTGTGTTTTGCCACAAAATAACTGACAGCCACATCAAAATAATTTGACCGATCACAAACAACCAATGTAACAGAATCTCTTATCTCTCGAGGTATTTCCAATAACTCGTCAACGTTGTTGGTGTGATATATCCAACTGCCAGGCAAAAGAGTACAGTTTGAATACCGGAATGCAGTTGGTGCTAATAATCCGATCAACAAAGATTCAACCCAGTGGCTACCAGTACGCCCTGGGCCGTAAATGACAAAGTTTTTATATCGTTCCACGGTCTAAGTGCTGTAGTTTATCTGGTACATTGGTCCATTTTTCATGGTCTGGCAGTGGTGCCTTACTTTTGGTAATAACAGGCCATAGCTTTGCCAGCTCAGCATTGATAGCTATAAATGCCCGTTGCGTTTCCGGAACATCCTCTTCAGCATAAATTGCATTTACTGGACATTCTGGAACACATACTGCACAGTCAATGCATTCGTCTGGATCAATGGCCAAAAAGTTTGGTCCTTCGACAAAACAATCTACCGGGCATACATCAACACAGTCTGTGTGTTTGCATAAAATGCAGTCGTCAGTTACAACATAGGTCATCTTGGAGCAAAGTCCTGTTGTAATTTAATATTGTCAAAAAACTCTTTCTTTGTACTTTGATCTGTGTTAAACGCACCTTTAAGCACAGTGGTCTGTGTTAGACTACTGTGTGCCATAATGCCGCGATTCTCGCAACATCCATGTACTGCTTGAATATAAACACCAACGTCTGTGGCATCTGTGGCTCGCATTATTTCGCGGGCAATGTCATTAGCAAGTTCTTCTTGTAGTGTGCCACGACGAGCACACCACTGAGCAATACGAGTGTACTTGCTAAGGCCAATGAGCTTTTGAGCGGCAATAATCCCGATATAAGCAACGCCACTGACAGGTTGGTGGTGATGACTGCACATACTGCGAAGCTCACTACGCACCACAAGCATTCCTTCATATC